GCCTTAAGCATACCAAGGGCGAGTTTCATGGAAAGCCGTTTAAGCTGCTGCCCTGGCAGGAAAAGATCATCCGGGATGTGTTCGGAACCGTCCGGGACGACGATCCTACCATGCGTCAGTATACGACCGCATACGTCGAAATACCTAAAAAGCAAGGCAAGTCCGAGCTGGGCGCGGCGATTGCGCTCAATATGTTGGTAAATGACGATGAATGGAAGGCGGAAGTCTATTCCTGCGCAGCAGACCGTCAGCAGGCCGCTATCGTGTTTGATGTCGCTGTGGATATGGTTCGCCAGTCCCCGGCGCTCATGAAGCGTATCAAGATCATTCCTTCCATGAAGCGCATGGTGTACCAGCCCACAGGAAGCATCTACCAGGTCCTTTCCAGCGAGGTTGCCACCAAGCACGGCCTCAACGTCAGCGCCTGCATCTTCGACGAGCTTCATACACAGCCCACCCGCGCGCTGTATGACGTTATGACTCAGGGTTCCGGTGACGCCAGAAAACAGCCTCTATGGTTCTTCCTCACGACTGCCGGTACGGATCGCAACAGCATCTGCTGGGAGGTTCATCAGAAGGCGCTGGATATCATTGAGGGTCGCAAGGCAGACCCACGATTTTATCCTGTGATCTTCGGGTTGCCGGACGAAGCTGACTGGACGGACGAGAAGAACTGGTATCAGGCTAACCCATCGCTGGGATATACAATCTCCATCGATAAGGTGCGCGACGCTTTCCGAAAAGCGCAGGAAACGCCTGCGGACGAGAACATGTTCAGGCAGTTGAGATTGAATCAATGGGTCAAGCAATCCGTTCGCTGGATGCCCATGGATAAGTGGGATGAATGCGGCGGAGTGGTTGATCCGTACGAACTGGAAGGGCGCGAATGTTATGCTGGGTTGGATCTTTCATCTACCAGCGACCTTACGACTCTGGTGCTGGTATTCCCGCCCAGGGATGAGACGGAACCTTACATCGTGCTGCCTTTCTTCTGGCTTCCGGAAGAAACCCTTCCGCTGCGTGTCCGCCGCGATCATGTGATGTATGACAAGTGGGAACGACAGCAATTCCTCAAAACTACCGAGGGAAATGTCGTTCACTACGGCTTCATTGAGCAGTTCATTATCAACCTGGGCGAACGATACAATATCCGTGAAATTGCCTATGACCGCTGGAACGCCACAATGATGGTACAGGCGCTGGAAGATGACGGCTTTACCATGATTCCATTCGGTCAGGGCTTCCGCGATATGTCCCCGCCCACCAAGGAACTGATGCGCATCGTGCTGGAGCGCAGGCTCAATCATGGCGGACATCCCATCCTCAGATGGAACATGGATAATGCCTATGTTCGCACTGACCCGGCAGGAAACCTGAAAATCGATAAGGAACGCTCCACGGAAAAGGTGGACGGCGCGGTAGCATTGGTTATGGCGCTGGACAGGGCAATGAAGAATCAGAATACAGGCAGCTCCGTTTATGATGAACGCGGGCTGCTTTTCATTTGAGGTGTTTTCATGCCTAGAAGTCCGAAGCGTCCCTGTCGGTTTCCCGGATGCCCTAACCTGTGCGATCACGGCGTCTACTGCGCTGATCATTCCGAGTATTCTGCTGATCGTCTGCGAGGAAGCGCGGCTGAACGCGGATACGATGGAAAATGGCGTGGCGCCAGAGCAAGATTCCTGCGGAAGAATCCGCTGTGCGTAAAGTGTCGCGAGAATGGGAAACTCACTCCGGCAACCATAGTAGACCACATCATTCCGCATCGTGGCGATCCAGCTCTATTCTGGGACGAAAAAAACTGGCAGCCCCTTTGCAAGGACTGCCATGGTGTAAAAACAGGTATGGGTTTGTAGTTATAGGATTTCGCCAAACAGGAGTTTGCCGTCTTCGTCGTGCTTCGCACCAACTTTGTCGGCCCATACTCCTCTGATGCAATGATGTGTTGCCGATAGCTGCTCAATTGCCCCCTTCCTGGCATCTGCATTAACAAGCAAAAACATGGTATCAAGCATGGAGGCAAGCAGATTTTGCACTTCAGGAGAAGATTCGTTGTAGACGTTTTCGAGGCTATCCAGTGCATTGGCGAATACATCGTTTGCGCGTTGCCTTTTCTCTCCGGTTGCTTGGGTATCAGGACTTACTTCAAGAATTGAAACGCCTTGCAAGCGAGGTACATTGTCGACAAATGGTACGGTAATGGCTAGAAGGCGGCTGTCATCGGCTGAAGATATACGTACTCCGCAACAAGGGCATTTTTCAAGGTTGATATCCCTCTCCAGAGAAATCGAAAAGGTGCTTTTGCATTCATTGCATTGAAGTTTGATATACATGGTTTCCCTCCTGTTCAGCTTTTTTTGCTTGATGCAATGGCTTCTTTTATCAGCGGAATAGCTTCTTTGAGGACGGCGACGCCACCTACTAAAACCAGCATCTTAAAGACAAAATCGAGGAACATCTTTAACCTGACATTGTTATTGGAACGTATCTCAGAGTCCTTGCTGAACAGTCGTTCTCTCTCTGCTTGGACATCCTTGAATATCTGATTCCGCTTTTCATCCGACACATCGGTTTTGTTCAGCTGTGCCATTAGTCCTTTAATGATGGAATCTGAAGTGTCTTGGCAGAGTTTTTCGCTGCTGGATTCAGAAGTCTTGGTGTGCTCAATGAGATCACCAAGCCCTTCGACTGCTTCTGCAACGGCTACAGCGGCGAGATCGGAAGAAGGAGCTGGTGCCTTGGTCGAAACCTTCGGCTGTTTTGTTGCCGGCTTTTTAGTGGTTGAACTCTTTGCAATAGCCTTACTCATGTTTTTTCACCTCATCTAAAAGTGTGAGTTATCAGGATTCAAAGAAACTGCGATACTTCATGAGTGTAGTCTGAACATCAGGCCAGATGGTGACCGTATGACCGTCATCTTCAAAGACACGCCCATGGCTCTTCGGCCCGTCAATCTTCATCTGAGCGTAATTGTTCCGGAAGGTAGGAACATACAGTTCGGGAACCTCTGAATCGCTGCAGAGCTTTTCCATTTCGCTCAGAAGTGCGGTTGTTCCTCCGTTGGAAGCAGCGAAGAACGCACGAATGATCTTGTGGTTGTACTGATTGGGCTTATGCGCCCAGGCCGGAATCCGCTGGTTGGCTTTGCCGTGATACATATCTTCCTCTTTCGTGCTTTCAGCCAGAGGCGTGTAGAAATTGGCGGTTTCCGAAAACGTGCGGACAATGTATCCGCGCATGAGTTCTTCGATTACCGTATCGGCATCTTCGCCGGAGAGGTTCAAGGCAATGGTGAATTTGCCGGCAATATCCTCGTCAATGATATGCGAAAGTCTTACTTTACTCATAGTAGCACCTCCATGTCTTGATTGTATCACTAAATACTAAATTAGTCAATAGTATACTAAATACTAATTAAGGAGAACTCCATGAAAAATCCCTTTTCCGGTTTGTTCCGTGCGCGGGACGAACCCAAGACAACCGATGCGGTGAGTGCCGCACAGCCCTTTTACTTCGGCACAAGCGGTTCGGGTAAGTCGGTCACGGCACGGTCTGCCATTCAGGTATCTACCGTGTATGCCTGCGTCCGCGTTATTGCAGAAACGGTGGCCAGCCTGCCGCTACATGTGTACGAAGTTACCGATAAAGGCAGCACCAAAGCCCAGGAACATCCTCTGTATCGACTTCTTCACGACGAACCCAACAGTGAGATGACCTCGTTCGTATGGCGCGAAGCCATGCTGACGCATCTTCTGCTGTGGGGCAACTCCTACAGCCAGATTATCCGAAACGGCAGAGGTCACATTCTCGGCCTGTATCCGCTGCTTCCGGATCGTATGGAAGTGGATCGTGACAGCGCAGGCACGTTGACTTACACCTATTCACTGGCAAGCGGTCAGACAGTGCGTCTCCGCCCGGAGGATGTGCTGCACATTCCGGGCCTGGGCTTTGATGGTGTGATGGGCTACAGTCCCATTGCGCTGGAGAAGAACGCCATCGGTCTGGGTATTGCTGCAGAGGAATATGGAAGCAAGTTTTTCTCCAACGGTGCAACACCCTCCGGCGTTCTCACGCATCCCAATACGGTGAAGGACCCCAAAAAGCTGCGCGAGAGCTGGAACGCTGCCTACGGTGGTTCTGCCAACTCCGGCAAAGTGGCGATCCTTGAGGAGAATATGAAATTCGAGCGGATTTCCATGCCGAACAACGAAGCGCAGTTCCTTGAAACGCGTAAGTTTCAGGTGTCGGAGATCTGCCGCATCTACAGAGTCCCGCCGCATCTCATTGGAGACCTTGAGCATGCGACGTTTTCAAATATTGAACATCAGTCGATCTCGTTTGGCGTTCATACCATCCGACCCTGGCTGGTGCGCATAGAACAGGCGCTCAACCGTCAGCTCTTCCCCGAAAAGGAGAAGGGCTGTTTTTATGCCCAGTTCAATATGGATGGCCTGATGCGCGGCGACTACAAGAGTCGCATGGAGGGCTATGCCATTGCAAGGCAAAACGGATGGATGAGCGCAAACGACATCCGCGAACTGGAGAACATGAACCCGATTCCCGACGAGGATGGCGGTAACGAATATCTGGTGAACGGCAATATGATCCGAATCGCACAGGCGGCACAGAATACTGCATCCAATGTACCTGCTGCCGCGCAGAACGGGGGTGATCAAAATGGAACATAAGAAACTTACTCTGGGCAGTCTTTTCGACGGGATCGGCGGTTTTCCGCTGGCCGGGAAGATGGCCGGTATCACGCCTGTCTGGGTGTCCGAGATCGAGCCCTTTCCTATCCGCGTGACAGAAAAAAGGCTGCCCGAGGTAAAGCATTACGGAGATGTGCATGCGCTGAATGGTGCCGAGATGGAGCCAGTGGATATTATCACGTTCGGTTCGCCTTGTCAGGATCTGTCCATTGCGGGCAGACGTGAGGGGCTATCGGGCAGCCGATCCAACCTCTTCCATGAGGCCGTGCGCATCATCAGGGAAATGAGGGAAAGAACCAATGGAAAATATCCACGATGGGCTGTGTGGGAAAACGTGCCGGGCGCCTTGTCCTCGCAGAATGGGCAGGATTTCCGCTGCGTCCTCGAAAGCCTTATCCGCATCAAAGACCCAGAAGCAGATGTTCCTCTGCCGGATTCGGGAAAGTGGATGCCAGCCGGAGAGATCATGGGAGACCATTATTCTCTCGCCTGGCGAATCATCGACGCAGCGCAGGGTTGGGGCGTCGCACAAAGACGGAAACGTATATTTGCTGTCCTCGATCTTGATGGACAATGTGCCGGAAAGGTTCTCTTTGAGTCCGAAGGCATGTCAGGGTATACTCCGCCGTGCGGAGAAGCGCGGAAAGGAACTGCCGGAAGTGCTGCGTCTGGCGCTGGAACGTCAGGCGAACGAGACGGAATGAATCTTGCCGGAGGCTTCTGCACAGAACACAGTGCGGACAGCCGAGGCATCGGTTATGAAGATGAACGCGCGCCTACGCTTCGCGCAGGCGTTGTTCCCGGCGTAGCCATTGAATTCAATCCCACTGACAGTCGGATTAAGATCCGGGCAGATGGCGTATGTCAGACGCTTCTTTCCCGCATGGGGACGGGCGGTAATCAGGTGCCTCTGGTCTTTGGCATCAGCGCCGATCAGAGCAATGCGATGCTTTCTGAGAATCCGCATGCCGGCATCTATGAAGCGGATACCAGCCGGACGCTGGACTGCAACGGCGGTTCGCCTGCCTGTAATCAAGGCGGCATGATTGTTGTTGAGCCTGTCGCATTCACACAGAATCAGAGAGATGAAGTTCGTGAACTCGGAGGCCAGTCGGGTACCATCTCGGCCTCCCCGGGTACTCATCAGCAAACATTTGTCGCGCAGCAGAAGCACCCCAGTTATTGCATGACCACCGGCAATTTCACGCAGTTAGGCGAAGAAAAGACTCCGCCTATCATGGCGCGGGATTATAAAGATCCGCCCGTGATCGGAAAGGATGAACCGGTCTATTCGTTGGATCGAGCATGCTTCAATGCCGGTCAGAACGCGCAGTATCGGATGAACATCGGAGAAGAGAAAGCGCCAACGCTGGTTGCTGAAGGCCCATCCGCCGTTGCTGCGCCTACGGATTATCTGGTGCGCCGCCTTACTCCCAGCGAGTGCTGCCGTCTACAGGGTTACCCGGACGGATGGTGCGAGAATCTGGGAAGCCAGGCTCCGTCCAATCGGGAGACCGACCGCTGGGAAGCCATCTTTGAGGAGTGGCGGATTATCTCCGGAGGAAAATGCAAACGCAAAACCCGACGCCAGGTAATCCGCTGGCTTCAGAATCCCCATACAGACTCGGCTGAATACAAGGCATACGGAAACAGCGTCGCTGTGCCGTGTGTCTTTTTTGTTCTCGCAGGAATCGTGTGGGCTACGGAAAGTGAGGTGAACGACCATGAGAACGCTTAATCTGAACGGCTATATCGATGAAGAAGTCTGGTACGGCGATGAGATCACGCCTGCCATGCTGCATGATGCTTTGTACGGCGAGAACGAGGAGTTCTCCGATGATGTGTGTATCATCCTCAACAGCTACGGCGGCTCCTGCAATGCCGCCACCCGGATGCACGATGATATCCGCGCCTATCCCGGCAAGGTACATCTGGTGATCTCCGGTACGGCGGCTTCCGCAGCGACGGTACTGTCCATGGCAGCCGATACGCTGGAGATGACGCCCGGCAGCCTCTATATGATCCACGATCCTTCCACCTTCGCCTGGGGTAATGAGCGAGATTTCAATGAAGCAATCATGCTTTTGCGCGCCTGTAAGGAAAGCATCCTCAACATCTACGCATGCCGCTGCCCGCTGGAACGCGGCACGGTTTCCGCAATGATGACCGCAACCACATGGATGGACGCAGGTTCCGCGCTGGCGCACGGTTTCATTGACGCTGTTGCTGACCCGCAGTCCTGTCCTACCAACGGTGTGAAGATGCGTGTGGTCAACCGCAAGGATGCGGAAGCCAAGGTGCAGATCTGGCTGGACCGCCATAGTCCCCAGAAGCCCCGCCCGAATCCGGCAGGGCAGAATTGCGAAAGCCCCGTCTCTGTACAGGCGGCGCAGGAATCGGAGTCTTTCGCAACTACGGAGCCGGCAGTAAGCCAGGAGCCGGAACCTATTGAATCCGGCGTCCCCGCAGATCAGCTTCATAAACGGCTGAATCTGATCAAACCCAACGACCGATAAATCAGGAGGTATACGAACATGAGCAAGATTCTTGAAATGCGCCAGAAGCGCGCCGAGACCTGGGACCGTGCCAAGGCGTTTCTGGACGAGCATACCAATGAAAACGGCGTGATGAGCGCCGAGGACACCCAGCAGTACGAGCGCATGGAACAGGAGGTCGTTGACCTCGGCCATGCCATTGAGCGCATGGAGCGCGCCGAACAGATGGATCGCCAGATGAACGATCCCGTTACCCGCCCTCTGGCTTCCCGTCCCGAGAAGTCTCCCACCGGCAGGATGGGCCGCGCTTCCGATGAGTACAAGCAGGCGTTCTGGAATATGATCCGCAACCGCAGCGGCCATCATATGCTGCACAACGCCCTGCAGATCGGCACCGACTCCGAGGGTGGTTTCCTCTGTCCCGACGAGTATGAGCGTACGCTCGTTCAGGCGCTGGCCGAGGAAAACCAGCTGCGTACCCTGTGCACCATCATTCGCACCGAGTCCGGCGATCGCAAGATTCCCGTCGTAGCCAGCCACGGTACTGCCAGCTGGGTTGAGGAGGAAGGTCAGATTCCTGAGTCTGACGACGCTTTCGGTCAGATCTCCATCGGCGCGCACAAGGTGGCGACCATGATCAAGGTGTCCGACGAACTTCTGCAGGATTCCGTTTTCGACATCGAAAGCTACATCGCTTCCGAGTTCGCCCGCCGTATCGGCGCTGCCGAAGAAGATGCCTTCATCAATGGCGACGGTGTAGCCAAGCCCACCGGTATTCTGCACAACACCAACGGTGCAGGCGTCGGCGTCACCACTGCGGGCGCTGCGCTGACTGCGGATGAGATCATCGACCTTGTGCATTCCGTGAAGTCTGTCTACCGCAAGAAGTCCGTCTTTCTGCTGAATGACAGCTCCATCAAGGCCATCCGCAAGCTGAAAGACGGCAACGGCCAGTACCTCTGGCAGCCCGGCCTCAAGGAAGGTCAGCCCGACAAGCTGCTCAACTACCGTCTGGTGACTTCCGCCTACATGCCTGAAGTCGCTGCCGGCGCCAAGCCCATCCTGTTTGGCGACTTCTCTTCCTACTGGATCGCCGATCGTCAGGGCCGCTCCTTCCAGCGCCTCAACGAACTCTATGCTGCGACCGGTCAGGTCGGTTTCCGCGCCACCCAGCGCGTGGACGGTCGTCTGGTGCTGGCGGAAGCCATGAAGTGCCTGCAGGTCAAGGGCGCGTAACCACTACGGAGAGGTTCCGATGAACGGTGCCTCTCCGCTTCTTATGAAGGGAGTTGATTCAAATGAGCAATACGTCTCGTAACTATCATGCCCATGGCGGTAGCGAGTGGGTCATCGGCGGTAAGCTGACGTTTCTTCCCGGCGCAACCGTGGAAGGCGCAGATACGCTCTTTGGTGGTCTGCCGGAAGCGGAACTGATCGAGCATACTCCGGCCTACGTTCCCGATAGCGAGGCTACTACGGTTGCCGCGCTGCGTGAGGACTTCAATGGTCTGCTGGCTGTCCTTCGTGAAGCGGGCATCCTTGCTTCCGAACCTGTCGGGGATGACCTTTCCGCAGAAGAATGACGGTGGTGATGCACCTTGATTCTGACGGTTGAGGAAGTCAAAATCCATCTGCGCATCCAGCATGACGAAGAAGATGAGTATATCGAAAGCCTGATCGCGCAGGCGCAGGGCGCTGCCGAAGATTACTGCAGGACAGAGTTTCAAAACGCAGCACCGGAGCCGGTTCGTCTGGCCGTTCTCCTGATGGTTTCTCACTACTACGAGAACCGCGACAATCCTGACAGGCAGGTGTACCTTGCCATGCGCACGGCTTTTGAAAATCTGCTGTATCCGCATCGTGATCCCGATAAGATGTTCTGAGGAGGCGAATTGAGTGAGAGGTTATAAAAACTTTGAATCCAGTCCGCATCCCGGAGATCTGAAGCACCTGGTGGAAATCGGCTACACGGAAAACACCATCAACGAAAACGGCTATCCCGAACCGAAGGATGTTGTTGTGTGCAGGGTCTGGGCGGCTGCTATCGACGCCGGAAACCAGCACTATCGCGCTGCCGACGCCGTCAATACCGAGGCTGTAGTCAACTTCACCATTCGCTACCGAACCGACGTGAAGCCTGGCATGTGGGTACGTTTCCGCGATATGAAGTGGAACATCTCTACACTGGGTGAATACGGCTTTGCCAGAAACTATCTGGGTCTGAAAGCCTCCATTGCGGAGGGCGTGAGCGGATGAAACAGGTACAGACCGCGCTCAGCACGCTGGGAATTCCCGTCATGGCGGGTATATGGCGGGCTACTTCACCCGCTCAAAATCCGCCGTCTCAGTATGTGGTGTATTCCACGACCACCACCGAAGGCTCGCATCACGACGATCATGTGACTTCTTTCCGCACCTATGTGTATCTCAATCTGTGGAGCGATATCGACCCGACTGAAACGGCGAATCGTATCCGCAGCATGATGTACGCAGCGGGATTTTCGTTGATCGAGGAGTCCGACAAAGGTTACAACCAGCCCGCATACGACTCGGCTACACGCCAGTACACAGTGCAGTGGACGTGGTGTCTGCGAGAGGATGTGAACTGATATGCCTCTGAAAATAGACGGGCTGGATAATCTGATGACCGACATTGCTCGGATGGCTTCTTCTATGGATGCTGAAGGCGCAGGTGCGCCGACTGCCAGACGCATTCTGACCGAAGCCGCGCAGCCCATTCATCAGCAGATGAAAGCAAACGCCAGCAAAGACCCGCAACCCAGGTCCGGCGATCTCCGCAAGGCGCTGAACATCGGCAAGGTGAAA